TATAATATTCCTCATCTGCAGGGTTATTAACCGCTAAATCAACCTTTACGTAAATCATGCCTACGGAATGTTGGTTAATTTCGTTGTTCTTGTAAGCTTGGTACACTTGTTTATTGTAATCTTCAATAAGTTCCGATTCACCAATAACACAAATGGTTTTGCCCTCTTTATTCACACCTAAGTCAGTCCATTTCATTGGAACTTCTTTGATGCTTTTTACATTACCAACTTTAGCAGAAAATGAATGCTTATGATTGTCAAAATGAAATATCTTATTAGTATTTTCCTTAATCGATTTTGTGAATGTTCCTTTTACGTGAACGTCACCATGTGAATCTAACCAATAGTAAGTGTTAGCTATAACTCTTTTGTTAAGATTATCTTCTTCCTCATTTAAAGCAAGTTTAATAGTTTCAGAAACATCTTTAATTGGCAAAGTACAAACAGTATCTGAATGCTTTATTGTAGCTTTTCTAATTGCAATTAATTCCTCTTTATTTTTGATTATTTCCTCTATTGTCATTTCTTAATGATTTTATCGAATTGCTTGTTTTTTTCTTTAACCATTCTCTCGAGTTCCTTTTTAATTGCTTGGATTTCCTCGTCTGTATATTCTTTTTTCATAATATATTAGTTTCCTTGTTCATAAACTTGTAACGAACTTGACTCACCAATTGATATTAATCCTTGTGCGTCAATCGTTTTTGCCCAAATAACCCATTGCCCTGCGTATTTCAATTCAGAAGCAATACTATACTTAATAATTCCCTCTAGAGCATTGTCTACTGTTGCAGTCCATTCACCTAAAACACCCTTTGGATTCTTGTAAGCTATCTTAACAGACGTTATGTTTGTTAAGTCTTTTTTTGTTTCCAACTTAAGAGTTAAGTCTGTTTGATTTGCGTATATTTTGCTCATTCTGAAATTATCTTTAATTCATTTGTAAAAATAGATAAATTTTTCTTATTATTAGCTATTTGCGACATTATTTCTGCATTTGTATCTATTTGTGACTCTAAACCTATATCGTTTGTTAAATGCGATATAATGGCTAAATTATTGGATAACTCTGAATTTCTATTGAAGTCGTCCATTATAACAGACATAAACTCTAAGTTATTAAGCATTTCAGAATCAAAATTCAGTTCATTTGTAACATTTGATAGATATTCCAAGTATGTTAAAAACTCCGATTTCAATTGTATGCTATCTGTAATCTTAGAAGCGAACTCTAATCTATCGGTAATAACTGAACGCAATAGGATTATCTCGTTCTTTGATAGGTCTACTGCCGTTGCAATAATTAAACCTAAAGTCGCAAAAGTAAGAGTTCGTTTTAAACTCGTACTAATGCGTCCTTTGGTTGCTATTGCTAATGTGTTTATCATACTCTTGTCAATGTTGTAATGGTTTCACCATCACCTGTAATATTGATGTCAATTGTTCCTGCATTTATTCCTGTTTGTGTTGTTGTTGCAGGATTACTTGCGTCTAATCCTCCTATCTTGTGCATCTCACCAACTTTCAAGGCTATTTGACTATTGGTATCCATTTCGATTCTAATCTCCTCTTTTGTTATTGAACCTCCTCCACCACTTGTAAATGAAATAGCTTGTACAGGTTGTTGGTAATTAATACGTACCGTATAAGCGCCTAATGTATTAATAAAAGGGTCACCTCCACCGTTTACCAATAATATACCATCTTTAATTGATAGTGTATGATTAGATTCCTGCGGTCTTATTTTCCATCCATTTTCAAGAAAGGAATATATCGGTATCTTAGTTCCCTCTGTTGCATCAATATCATCGCCACCTACTGACTTAAACGCAGGCAAAAACTTACTGTTGTCGTCGGTTAAAAACCAATCAACCCATCTACTCCACATATCACGTACTGACACACTTATTGTGCCAGTAGTGAGTGTTATTGTTTTTGTTTCTCCGTTTATACTATATCCCATAATTTATGATACGTAAGCTCTATCGTTTTCCGCTACAAGTGAAATACCTTGACTCGTTGTTCTTGTAATTGTATGTGTTGTAACTACTGGCTTGGCACTTCCTGCATTCCCCGCTACGATTGTAACTTGTGCGTCTGTTCCTGCAGTACGTCCACCTTGTGTGTTTGAATCGTAAGCAAATGTGAACGGAATTGAAGCTCCTGTAATTGCTCCGAAAATACCAACTGATGAAGCGTTGTTTACTGTTATTGCACCTGTCAATCCGTAATCATTAACACCTGCTAAATCGGTGAAGTACATTCTGTAATATCCTGTTCCACCTAATGTAAGGAATGAGTTAAAGTTTAGATTTCCTGTGGCCGTAAATGGTTCAGTTCTTGTAACTCCGTTTTTATCTGTAAATACAAGTCTGTTTACATCATTTGCGTTATAATTGTCAATATACACACCAGTTGTAGTAATCAATGTATCACCAACAAAGTTTAGCAATAAGTTTGCAGTCTTACCTGTTACCGTTCCTGCTCCCGAATCAATATCCGAAGCCTGTCTAAGTAAGTACTGAATCTTAGTGTATATTTGCTCTGCCGTTGCGTTTGCACCGTCGATAATTGTTCTAAATGGATATGACACACCACCAATAAGCCTATTTTGGTCTGTGGCGAAATATTCAACGTCGATACTTGTGTATGGTGCGTTAGCTGCTACGTTTACATCTGAGTCCTGTATCTTTAAATCATCCTCGTTTGATAAAAGTAAGTTTACAATGTTTGCCCCTGTTGATGTCTTACCTGTATCTGCAAGTACTGAATCTTTATATTTTTTACCTTGCTCCCTTACATATCCTTTGAAGTATGTTCTACTATCGAAGTTGCCGTTTGTGACATCCCCATAAACTTGAATCCCCTCGTTAACCTCATCAACGAAAGTAAAGTTTGATGCAGTACCACCGTTTGTTTTTTGGTAGTATAATTGAGCGCCTGTATTCACATCACCCAAAGACACGATACCTACGTATTGTCTGTTTAAAACACCTGATGCTGAAAATTCAGACCATCCGCCATCTCTTAATCCTTGACGTGTTGCATCATCTGCAGGTTTCCAACCACTAAATGTTTGCCCATCTGTACCGAATTGGAATTGCCCTGATAAGGCATCAATTGCGTACATTGGAAATTCATACTTATTGTATGCTGTTGTTTCCCATAACGATACGAATTTAGAGTACAACGCTTGTAGCGTTACACCATCTTTCGCTACGTAATTTCCTGCAACATTTAAAGTAAATGTGTTTGCAGCAGTATCGAGTGTTAACTCTGTTCCAACTACCAGTTGGGATGGACTTGTTATTTTTGCCATTGTTTAATTAAATTATAAAGTTTCTATCTGTTGTTTGTGCGATTGGTAAACTTGCGTTTGATGATTGTAATGCGTAATTTCTAATGTAAAATGGAACATATCCTGCCTTGGAAACAAATATATCTACTGACGATGGTAGTTCGTATGTATGAACCCAAGTACTACCAACATTTTGGTCTACTTGGTTTAATACTGTTTCTGTTCCTGCAGTCAATATAACTACATCACTCCCTGTTATTAAACCCGATAATGTAAGATTAAATGTATCTAATGGGTATTGATAATCCTGCGCAGTTGTAGTACTTGTTGTTGTTAAGTAAACACTTGTAATAGCTGTTGCATTCGTTGTACTTGTGGTTATTCTTAGTCTTAGTTTAAATCCTAAAATAGCACTAATACCCGTCAATCCATTTAACGCAGTACCTAATGTCGTAGGCGTCAATGTTGCTGATTCAGTACTCCAACCTGCACCATCATTTTTATTTATCTGATACTTATAACCGTAATTAGTTGCTGTACCACCTGCCATTACTAAAGCAGTATTGCTAAATCCTGTATGTCCTATTAAAAATTCGGGAGTTTCAAACAATACGTCATGTCCTATAACTGGCATATATAAACCACCTGCACTTGTGAACGCTGAACCGTTGGCTAATGTCACTTGTGAAGTAGTCAAAGACGAAGGTTCATTCATTAATATAGCGATTCTCCCTGCCGTTGTACTTGTAAACCCATCTCTCCAATGTGTCCCGTAAGTAGAAACTTGTGCCGTTAATGCTCCCGTTCCTCCCATTCCTTTACGCACCATGTTAAGCGCAGGCATTACATCAACTGCATCGTTATAATCACCCCATACGTTTTCCTCTGTAATCCTTGTAGCGGAGTTATCGCAAGTCATTATCCCTGTTCTTGTGTTTGAGCAATAAACACGTTGTATCTTAACATCGGCAACACCACCAGCAGTACCGATTTGATAAATCAATCCTGTAGCATTCGCACTACCTAATGTCAATGGAACTGCTCTCGTTCCTATATTTCTCAACTTTATATTTGATATTCCTGCTACCGAAGTTCCTGCAATTGCAAGTCCTAACAAAGCGGTATATGGTTGTGTATTGGTTACAGGAATTGTCAATCCTGATATATTGAAATTCGAGCATGATGAAGTCAAAGACCATACATACATCGCATAAGTAGTCACTGTTGTACCTACAATAGCATCACAATAGATTGTATTTGTAATTGATACGTTATCACTTTGCACAAAAAACATTGAACCTTGTATAATTGTAGGCGATGTCCACGTGCAATTAGATACCCTTGTACCAAAAATAGCGTATGTTGTAGCATTTGCTCTAATCGTATTGGCTGCGATAGTATTGTTTACAAAGGTAAATCCTGAAATATCTGTAAGTGTATTTGTATATGAGTTTGCAGTTGCATGAGAAACACGTCCCCAAACACAATCCGTTAACGTACCACCTGCAAAGTTCAAAGACATTGTTAAAGGCGACATCAATAAAGCGGTTGTTGGTTTATTTCCAACACCTACTCTGCTCCATGT